TTCCTCTCTCTTTTTCAATTGCTCTGCCTCCATGCCTTTTAATTGCATGTTGTATTGGAACTCTTGATCCATCAACTGACGCTTAAGATCTGCCTCTGCTTGTAACTGTTGTACAGCAAATTGCATCTCTGCTTGACGTAACTGTATTTTGGCTTGAGCTTCCATCTGAACAAGTTGAGCTTTTGATTCAGCAGCAGCTTGTTGAGACTGAATGTTTGACTGCATTTGCATTCTAAACTCCATCTCCTTTTGTTTTTGTTGCTGTTCTATCCTCTTCTTTCTCTTCATTTTAAGTAGCTCATTAGCCAACTTAATATTGCTAACCATTCTAATATCAATAGCATCTTCCAGATCAATGGTTTGTTGCTGAAGTGCGATTTGAATATTTGCCTCAAGGCGTTGTTTTTCTTCTTCATCTGGAGCTAGCTCAATAAAAATACCGAAGTTGTGTAAATATAAATCTTTGATATCCTCAAGTATAGCTACATTGTACTTTCCTATCTGCATCGCAAAATCTTCAGCGAAGTCAGCATATTCAAGTATGTCAGCTATTCTTATTGATATACATTCAGCCATTCTTTTTGTTACGTTTAAACCAGCGGTAAGTATGTGTCTAGTGGCTGTGTTGCTGTTTAGTGCAGCTAGTTTCTGAACACCAACAAGAGCATCTGGACTAGGAGTTGAAGCATCTCTAGCTTCATTTATTCCTGTCACGTCTCTGATCATATTCAGATTGTAATTATATACGTTGATCAATGCGGCCATTTTTGATTGACCACTATTTGAACTTAACTCTTGTATAGGAACTCTTCCGTTATTAAACTCGCCATCTTGTGTATAGCTTCTACCAATAACACTACCAGTTTGGAAATAAAGCTTAAGAGCATCCTCTGGGTTATAAGCAGCGCCAGTGCCAAGATCAACTTCATTTATACCATCAGCATCTATGAATACACCGTCTGGAACAACGCGAGCCATAACTTGCTGTAACTTTAAATGTGTTAGCTGTATCTGATCAGCAAAAGGTATCATCCTTCTCACAAGAGATTCTATGTTGCCTTTATACATCCTAGGTGCATAGGCAACATAATTAGGCAACGCCTTTTGTGTAGCAGATTTAGGTCGCACCATATTCTTCATCAGTTCCCATTTGACTAATATATTGGTACCTCCTACCAATATACCTTCATACCATGCGTCCCTTACAGCTTCTACTCTTTCAAACATCATTCCTTCCTCAACAGGAGGATTGAAGTTTCCGTCTTTTCTTATTACTCTCTCACCACCATTTTCTAACAATTTTTTCTTCCAGACAAAACGCATGTCTGTCTTGTAGTTAAAATACAATAGTGTAACGACCTCATTCAAAAATGCGTCGTCTTGATACTGTCTGATGATTGGAAAGTAGTCATACCAAGCAGAACTAGCGTTCTTTATTTCTTCTAGTTCTTCTTTAGTTAGATTTGGGTTTATCTTTAATAACTCAGTATAGTGTACTTGTTTTACTTCTCCAAAATAATAACAGTCAGAAAAGTCTGGCTTCTCTGTATAGCTATGAATCCAGTTAGCTGGATCTACGTAATCAATCTTAACACCGTCATTAATTAAGAACGTGTGTCTCATAACGCCTACACCAAGAGTAGTCATATCGTAGTCAAACAATCTCTTTAACTCAAGATAGTCGTTCATCTTAAGAACAGTGTCAATAGCAATCTCTTCTGCTATTTCTATAGACGGCTTGTACTTCATCTGCATATACAGAGAAAGCTCTTCATCATTTTCTGGAAGTTCTTCTGGATCTACATTATAAGCGTCTATACCGTATTCTTCTTTTGTCAACTCAAGAAAATCTTTAGCGACCATATCAGCCTCTATCATATCTTGAAATAAACTCTTTTTCTCAGCAGACATTACGTCTTGAGCTTCGGCCTTTATTTTAAAAAGCCTATCGTTCATTCCATTAACAACGATATCAACAAACTTAGGTATAATAGGAATTGGAGTCCAGTCTAAATTAAGCATAGACATGTCGCCATTTATAGCTAACTCATCCTTATACTTTTGTACTGGCTGTTCACCACGAGCATATAACCTCAATCGATGATACTCTCCCCATTGATCGTAAAATCGACATGTGTTGTTTTTTCTCTTAAACCATTCACCCTCTATAGCCTTTCCGACCCTTAGGCCGTATTCAATGGTTTGCTTCTCCTCATCTGGGACCAACGCATTGGGAAATTGACCTGGGTAAATTATAACTGATGGTTTTTTCTCCATTATTTTATTATTTCGCTTCTGCTTCCACGATTATCGTATTTTACAAATTTAATACTTATTTTTGATTCTTTTCTCTCTGGTAAAAACATGTAACGCTTGATCGCCATTAGTGCTAAACCAGAACTAATCGTGGCATCGTGCTTCGTTCTATCGTTTATATTAAACCTAGCCCAATCTTCTAAAGTTCTATTAAAATACATGGATCCTATAACGCCAGATTCTCTGTATGTACCCTCGTTATCAAAGCCTACATGCTCCTCTATGTAAGTGTTAATTACAGATGCATGAGCTTGCCTCATATCTTCTGATGAGTTAGGTATACCGCCTATCTCTATCTCAGTTTTAGACAACTTTGACTGATGTTTGTCTGGCCTGTTCATGGAGTATGCCCTGTATCCTCTGTTTTTAAAATGGTACAGCAGTCTAGCCTTGTTGTTTTCAGCAAGTATCGGCATACCATAAAACACACATGCCATAAGCACATCCTCGAAGAATATCTCAGCCGTTTGAGGTCTAGCTATGTACTCTAAAAAGAATTCATTGCACGGTACATTTTGCTCCATATGAAACGAAGTAACACCATGAAGAGCACCGTTAGAACCACCCCCACCAACAACACCAGAGATATCATAAGGGTCACAACCAAAAGCACCAAGGCTTTCATTACCTGGATAAAATTTTCCATTTCTTACTATTTTTCTATTTCTTAATTCTTGATTAGGTATCCATGAAACTATAAACCTACCTTTAGGATCTGGAGTCCAAATAACCTCGCTATCAACCTCTCCGTTCTTCCAGTGGAAATAACCCCTAGTTAAAAACTTCTCCTTTATTAGAGAGTCATTGTAGTCTATCTGTTGATATATCTTAGTTAAGTTAAATAATGAATGCTTAGACTCATCTCTAAATGCATGAGACTCAGTCCTTGGGTACTGTCTATAGAATTCATTAAGAGCGTCAGCATCAGATTTTAATGCGGCTACCTCGTTCTCCCACCAAGTAATAACGCCTTGAGTTATCATCTCACCATCTATACCCTTCACTGGTTTACTTGGATCTGTAAATACTGGCCATCCAAACTCATCGATATATCCTTCTACGTTCCACTCCATAGGAATGAATAATGAATACAAACCACTCTTTGTTTGATGATTTGCTGACCTTTTAGATATACTGCTGTCGTAGTATAAATCCTTAAAATTCTGACCACCTTTTGGAAGAGCATTAGACGTTGATCCCATCATACACTTACCTACTATCTTAGCTCCTAAACGAAGACACGTCTTTGTTACCCTCCAGTTGTTTAAGATGTTTTCTGGTTTCTCCCATTTTCCGCTATTCATGCTCAATGTGAAATCATCTAATATTAATTTTCTTTCATTGTCATTTTCTGCATCAACTTGTATTCCAACATATTCACCTAAACCTATATGACTTACACTTACTTTATTTCTTCTTCCTTTTGTTTTAGGTTGATATCCTTCAAATGATTTTTTAGCTGTTAATAAAGGTATTATTGATAAATCTCCAGATATAAATATTCTATACACATCTGTATCATAATTACTTTTTTTGTGAGAGATATTACTACATGATAATCCGCAAGAAAGCGCTATAAATCTAATTTGCTCCACCAAATCTTTTCTACTCATTCCTATCTCTATAGATTTCTTTTTCTTATCGCAATATCCATCTGTTTCTATTATACCAGCTAAAAGTTGTAATCTTGACTCTATTGATGATTTTATGTAATCTTCTGGTATATGTTTGTTTTTATATACATTTATTTTTTTAAGTTCTTTATTTATTCCTTTGAATGAGAATTCAACTATTTTATCGGATGTAGATTTTTTTAATTCGAAATCTATATTCATCATTAAAGACATCTTTCCTAGATAATCAAGTATCTCAGGCTCCTCTGTTTTATTAACAAGTATAGTAAATGAGTTACTTCTTCCGTCACCTAACCAAAGACCTAATAAATAAGGAGGTATTCCATCAAAACAATCCTCTGATTCTATTCCTTTTGAAGCTACTCTTGTTATATGCCTTTTTAAACAATTAGAACTATTTATGTATTCCTCTGGAGTCATTATAACTTCTCCTTTACCATAACTGTTGAATAATAATCTATGATTCTTGGTTACTACATAATCTTTAGCATAAGGTTGACTAACTAAATATTTTTCTGTTATTCCAGATGTTTTCTTAACAACCGTTTTAATAATACCTCCTTCAACAATTACCTTGTCTCCTATATTAATGTCTTTTATTTTTTTAAATTTAAAATCAGACATAAGTATATTTGTTTCGGGGTCGTAACACTCATCGTGAACAAGCATCAGTAATTTCTCACCGTCATAACTGTTGTCTGCTGTATTCTTCCAGTCAATAGTTGTATCAAGACCTTCAATATCTTCAGTCTTTTCTTCATCCATGTTTCTCCTAGTGATCTTACTTGCTGGAACCCTAAACGCTAACTCAGTCTTCGGGTTATCCATACCGTCCTGTATAGGTTTGAAGAAGAAAGGATAGTTTCTTACAATGGGTACTACCTTATCTGTAAACATCTTCTTGGCATCACTACCAGTCTTTGACAGTATACCTACTCTAGCGTCTTTTGCTAAAGTTGCAGTATTACAGACCTCAGCAGACGACATAAATGAGAAACCAGAACGTCTGTTCTTTAGGTAACACATACCAAAAGATCTGTTGTCAGCCTTGCATGCTTCCCAGTATATATAAAATATTCTGTTAGATTCCCTAAATTCTGGAAGACCTATATCTATCTTTGTCCATTGTAAATACATATAATGAGTTCCAGTTATATATGTTGGCTTACCGTTATTCATAAACCAATGCCCATAATCTCTTCTGTCAAACTCTTGTTCTATATAATCTACATACTTTGATTTAAATGTATTGTCTTTTCTATTCCAATCAAATACAGTTTTTATCTTCTGTAGTTCTGATGGATATTCTTCTGCTACCCACTTGTTTGAACCTTTATGTAATGAGCTTGGTTCTGATGGAAGCGCAATCTTTACACCGTTTATATCATATATTTCACCTATAGTACCATCCCTTGATATCACAACTAGATCATAATCTGGATGATAACCATACGTCCAAGATTTCTTTGCATTTTTTGTTGTTAATGCAGTTTTGTGTATGTGATTATTTACTATAGTGTAAAGACTATTTTCCATTTATACATTTATTTGTAAAAAGTATTTACTTCTTTTTTACTCTACCCTCAGCGAATCCCTTATTTCCAAGAGTAACTTCTGCCTTTGGTGATTCTGCATTTTCTTCCTGCTCTATCTTTTGTAACATACTAAGTGCGTCCTCAAATGCAAGACGCTTTGCAGATGCAGCATTCTTTAACTTATCAGCAGATATGTCATCCTCAGATCTAGTTATAATTGGCTCTCTTAATACCTTTATAAGCTCATCTATGGCTACCTTCGCAGCTTCTAATATTTCTATTTTTTTAGACATATATTCCGATTGTACATTCTATATAAAACTTCTTCATTTATTCTGAACTCATATTCACTGTCTGGAGTAAATGATACGATGTCACCTTCAGTGACTTCTGTCATTTCTTCGTTCTTAAATACCAACTCACCCCACAGTTCTTCAAGTCCAGATGTTGAACTAAATATCTTGTCTTCAGATGGTATAGGACGAATAAAACAAAATGGAGACGGAGCAGCCCATCTGCCTCCATCTCTGGAATACAGATATACTTGATCTATCTCAACGATAAACAGATCGTCAGTCAAGTGATGCCAACTGCTCTTTTGTCTGCCCTTCATGTCGTAATAAAATTTAAACACGTTATGATGGACTACAACAACATCGTTCGGTTTTATTGGTCCGTTGTAATATATAGGTGTTGATATAACGGTAGCAAATCTGTTTGATACCTTGTGATCTTCTTGGGATGAACTTATGATGAACTCCTTACCTTCGTAATTTCTGATGTTATCATATCGCCTCCCATCAACAGCTTTGATGATAAAGCAATATGGCGACTTCATATTAAAAATCTATTTTGTATTCTACTGATACTGGCATTGTATTAGAAAACTGCTTCCAGCATATGATCTCTCCTTCTCTCTCTATCCAAACCTGGTACCCTTCGGTACCAAGCTTGATAGCATAGATCGTATACTCGCTGTTTAAGACCTTCTGACCTACTGTGTAGTGCATGCACTTCATGTAGTCTGGCCCAACTGATATTTTTCTAATTATATTCACCTGTTAATAGATTAATATTGCTTGCGCCATATCTTTCTTGAACGTCCTTCTGAAAAGAAGAGAATTCTTGCACTGCGATTTCAAGCTCTGTTATTACTGTTAGTTTCTGGCTTTTTAGACGTTCGAATGTTAGTTCGATATCAGCCACTTCGAACTTAAGGTCTCTGTACCTTCTGTTCAGCTCAACCAATTTATTGAGATCTTGTTCTTCTAATTTTTTCATTTTAATTTAATTTATAGTACAAATATAGTGATTTTATTCAAAAGGTGGTGGTGTTGGTTTCGGTTCGTAAGGAATCAAGTCAAGGTCTTTAACCCATAAAAAGTCAGGGTTTACACACTGCTCCATTTCTTCAACTGATATTACCCAATTGTCGTTAACATCTTGGATAGGATTGAAGTAGCTGTCAGGTGCATACCATTGACCGATTAATTCGTCTTTTTGTAACTCAGTAAGCAAGCCTACATAAGTTAGTCTTTGTTCTGTTGTTAAATCTGTTAGTTTCATATATTTCTATTTAATGCTGTTTGGAATGCTTGTACGGCTGTGTAAAGGTTAGCCGCTTCGGTATCTGTTAAGCCGTCACCTATTGAGGCAAATGCCGTTTCTTTAGCTGAATATAAATCATTAGTTCCTATTCCTCCTCTTCTAAATAAATTTAAAATATAAGAAGAACCTCCAGTATATGTGTTATTTGCTGTATTTGTACCTAAAGACGAACCATTTTTATATGTTTCCCAATCATTATTAGCTCTACGAGAATTTAAAATTAAACCTCTTGCATCGGCAACACTTGGATTTATTCTTTGTGCTTGTCCACTACATTGATTGTTTAAATATGTACTTCCATTTCTAACAATAAAACATTCATCAGAACCACTTGAATTTCCGCTACCAATTTCACAAGCTAATGTAGTAGAATTTGTCCTTATGTAAGTTGATATATGTGAGCTTAATGCTGTTGTAGAATCAAAGAAAAATCCTGTTGAACCATAACCATTTGTTCCGTTAGGCAAAACTCCTGTTGAACTGTGCGTGATTCCACCGTTCCAAGTAATTTGATATTGAGCTGTATTCTTAAGATTATAAGATGTGCTTGTACTTGTACCGCCAACAAATGGATAAACCGCTTTCATCTTAGTCCACAAACCATCCGCTTTCATTCCTATAACAAGGTTGTTAATTGCGTTTGCTTCTACTTGGTCTTGAATATCTGCTGCTGTAACAAAGGCTTGAGCATCTGCATCTGATACTGTTTGTGTGCCTATAGAACGTCCTAAAGTTGTTTGGAATGCTTGTACTGCTGTGTAAAAGTTAAGTGCTTCGGCGTCTGTTAAACCATCACCTATTGAGGCAAAAGCGTAATTTCTTTGTGTGTAGTATTGAGCTGTTCCACTAACATTTAGAGCGCCTAAAAAAGCATTTAAATCAAGTCTTGCTCCATTTGCTCCTGTATATGTGCTTCCTAATTGTGTTCCACTTTTAAATAATTTTAAAACATTTGAAGCCGTCCTTGTTCCAACATAAAAACCTGTTGAATTTGTGTTTCCAGTTAATACTCCTGAGCCTCCATTAATATAAGCATAAGCATTATTTGAAAATCTCGCATATAAACCAGTTACAGCTGACGCATTTAAACCTCCAAAATCCAAACCTCCTAAATCATTATTTGTTCTTGAATACAATGATAAATGCATTGAATCATTTGTGCTAAATGCTGTATTTGGATTTAATCCCGTATTTGCATATCCATTAACACCAGACGTATAACCATTAGAATTATGTGTTGCACCACCACTAAATGATAATTGATATTGTGCTGTATTGCGTAGGTTGTAAGAATTACTTGTACTGCTTCCACCTACAAAAGGATACAAAGCCTTCATTTTACTCCAAATGCTATACCCTTTTAAGTCAACTACTAATTGATTAATAGCACTTTGTTGTGTAGGGTCTGTAATTGCAGCAGCTGTTATGAATGCTTGTGCATCGGGGTCAACTGCAGGAGTCTTAGGCATTAAGGATATTAAGTTGTAATAACTCATGCCTCAGTAGTTACGCCAATTACATCAAACTTATCGTCAGTAGCGTTATATATAACGCCAACATATGTTGTCTTACTTATAACAGTTGTAGCTGGCAACGTAACACCTATCGCTCTATATTTGGTATCAAATGTAATAGCTCTTGCAGTACCATCATCTTTAATTCTTATCATCATATCCTTGCCTTGTGGCCATGTACCTGTAGGATTAGCTAAAGCTAAGGCAGCCGCTTGAGCAGTTATCACTACAATGTCATTGCCATATACTGGCGTAACAGTAGCTGAACTAACAACAGACTGAACTGAAGGTGTTTTTACTAATGTTTGTATATCCTCAATAGTATATACATTTGATGGGCTGTTGGCCTGAGCTGATTTTCTTTCATATGTATCAACGTCTGGAGCTATTCCTATAAACTTTGTGCCTGCTGGTATACTCATTTTAATATGTTTTGTTTAGTATAAATATATCACTGTAAATACTATTAGCCGCGTTGGCAGCACCCCATTGTACTGTTATATCAAGTGTATTAGATATAGTAGTATTAAATGTTGTATTATTAACTTGATTAAAAGCAAATCCTTCCAAAACACCATTTGATGTTTTCACATAGTGAAATGTTCCTAATGAAACTATAGAAGCTACACCAGCAGCACCTAACTGTCTAATGGTAAAATCTATATTTAAAGAGAATACATCATTTGTGATGTTAGAAATAGGTTGAGCACCGCTATCAAGCAAGATCACAGAACCAGATTTAACTCTTATTCTTATAGTTTGATTGTTAGTAGCATTTAATATACCAGCCATTACAGCTCTAAAGCTATCTCCTATTTGAAATCCATTGGCTGGCACAGATAGTGATCCCACACCTCCATTGATCAGAGATGTCTCTACTATAGTATTAGTAATAGGAGTACTGTTTGCCGTCTGAGCAAACAAACCTATATTACCTTGTATCTGCTCTATTGTATAAACTTCAGTAGGACTATTTGCTTGTGTTGATTTTCTTTCAACCATGTCAACTCCTGGTAGAATTCCTATAAATCGTGTGCCAGATGGTATACTCATAATGCTTAGTTATATACTCTTATCTCAAAACTAGTCTTGTACAACATAGCATCTTGATAGTTACTACTTAATAAAGTATCTAGTATAATACTGTCAGCATCGTTTACATATGCATAAGTATATACAGAATCACCTCCACCTAATGGAAAAGTACCAGCTTGGTTTACAAGTATTAACACCTTATCGGCATCTGGAAACTCTCCAACAAGTGTGGCTTTATAATTACCCATGCCTAACCTAGTCCATACAATAGAACCAGATAATGTGTTATCTAGAACAACAGCCGTTGGATCGCTAATACCTGATTGAGTTAATAATGCCGTATAAACTTTATATGTAGTACTACTAAAGTTAGACATGTCAAACTGTTTCTGATCGCCATTAGAATCGCTACCAAATAGTTTATCTCCTGCGCTAGGTGTCTTTAGTGGATAATTATTTACTTTCATAATACAAATATAGTTATTTTCCTTGACCTCTATATCCCTTCTTGTATAGTTTACTGGTCTTTATTTTTGACTGTTTTGTTTTAGCATGAACACCTGGTCGGCTTACATACTTTTTTTCAAATCTCTTTACCTCGTCTGCCTTCTTTTTCATAATCCTTTTAACATTTTAATTAATCGTGGACAAGGGTAAACGTCTGACTTATCAACCCTAACAGAGTTATGTGTGTATAGACCGTTCTCACCTTTTAATGCACGTTTAGATAAATCCCATATGTCATCGTTATATTTTAGACTTATGCCATATGTCTCACCAAGATAAACAAGAAGCTCTCTTGTAGCCTCTATCTGCTTGTCTGAGTATTTGTGCCAAAGTTTATGTCTTTTGAATGGCTTATCTAAAACAGTAACCTCTGAAGGATCAACAACACCACCAACATAGTTATAATACTTTCCACCTTTCTCTACCAAGTACGCCCAGTTAGTTATCTCTATACCTACCGAATACTTATCTAAGTTCTTATATGGCAATCCTTGACCTTTAAACACGCTGTCTTTTACACCTAAGTGCCACGCCCAATCTCTTGAACTAAACGCTTGTGCTATCGTACCTTCGTATCCTATCACAAATGCAGTAGCTACACGCTCTTTGTTAGATTCCCAACCTTTAATTGTGTTTACCGCGTTCTTATTACCAGCTGTGTGGTGTAAATAGATTTGATTTTTAGCAGTGTTCTCTGCAATGTACTGAGACTCTGGAAGTCTTTGCTGTACGATTTTAGTAGTATCCATTATTGTTTAATTTTTTCAGCTTCCTCTTTTGCTCTTAATACAAATGATCTAAGAGACTTTATGATATTCTTGCCTGTTACAGCCTCATAATTTTCGTTGATTGACAATATCTCAACAAACACACACCCAAGTGCGACAACCTTTGTCATTATTAGCTCAACAGAGATGAACTCAGCCACTAAATCAGCAGCGATATACTTCTCTATCAAGAACACGAAAACAATAGCTCCAGAGTAAAGAACTGACTTACTTATGGTATGTGATAACTTCCTGCTCTTTATAGAGCCCCATCCGTTCTTTTTAACACTTCGCCAGATGCCGAACATAGTGTCTAATAATATAGCACATATCGCTATGTATATCATTGGCTTTACTGGACTTATTATAGCTAGTAAGGATGCTATTAAGATCTTAATTTTCATTTTTTTGAATATATGATGTAAACAACTAAAAATATAAACAAGATGCCTAGTATTCTATATAGCCACATCTTGTTGTCTTTCTCATAGTACTTTACTGGTATCTTTCTTTCAATGATCTTCTCGTAAGGTTTTTCTATAAATACAGTGTCGCACTTTCCGTTTATATACACCTTGTCATCAACTCTCCAAACTTTAACCTTTAAACGATCTTTTGTTATAGTGACGGTATCGTACAACTGATCAACCTTTACAACAGTATCTACCCTTACCTCTGGGATTGTTATTCTAATTGTGTCTCGTATGGTATCCTTTATTATCAAGGTATCAGTAGTCAATAACCAAGGATGATTTTTAACCAACCTATTGAAACGTTGTTTTGGACTACATGACAATAGACCGATTGATAGTATGATATATAGGATGATCTTCATTATTCAAAAGGTGGTGGTGTTGGTTTCGGTTCGTAAGGAATCAAGTCAAGGTCTTTAACCCATAAAAAGTCTGGATTAACACATTGCTCCATTTCCTCTATTGATATTACCCAATTG